TCCCAATCGTCTGTAGAAGCGATAACAACAGTATCGTTCTTAAAGTCAATTATAGCGCCAACACCATATGTAGTGATAAGCTGAGTTTTTCTTATATCTCCAACGGAGATCTTTTTGTCTGAATATGTTGATATGCCATTCTTCTGCATAATCTCTTATTCTAGGCTCGATACTTTCGACACGTTCAAGCATAGTTTGTTATATCTGCTCTATATCTTTATCATCAGCAGTTTTTCGACGATGGCAGCAAAAATCCAGCTCTCACACAGAAGATCGTGGACAGCGTATCGAGGCTTTCTGAGAAGGATCAGAAGCTTGTGTTGGAGATTTCGGAGAGGTTGGGGAAAGATTGAATTGATAAAGTGCCTTAATGCTAGTCATAAGGCACGTTTGCTATGTGGAGCATACAAAAAAAGAGTTACGCTTTTCGGTTTATCAAAGCATAACCCTACTTGTTTAGGTAATACAAAAACTCCCCCTGCGGCGTTAAGTTCTGATAATAAAAAAAGCCATGACGGACAATGCCCGTCACGGCGAGTGACTGGTCGAGGTGACGGGACGTTGAACAGTGGGTTCAAGCCTGCGTTTCGACCAAAATAAAAAGGGTTACGCTTTTCGGTTCCTCAAAGCATAACCCTTTTTACTGGTCGAGGTGACGGGACTTGAACCCATTTCAAATAGTCTTAGAGTGCCTATTTTACGCTATTTTGTTTTATCTGTGTCACGTTTCGTGTCATATATATCTGTGAAATAATCATCAATGATTTTATCAACCCTCATGCGGTCTTCGTGAAACGTCTGCTGATATACGGATTTTAGCGTGTAGGTATTGCTCCAACCGCCACGTTCCATAGCGTATATATCAGGAATTTTCAGTGTTGCCATAACGCTGGCACTGATATGACGTAAATCGTGAAATGATATTTCATACCCTAACGGGTGCATTTTTTTTACAAACCGATTGTAAATCTGTTTTGTGGTGTATGTCACCACATAATCGTCAGGGGCTAGATCTAGTGCGTCTATCAGATCAACCAGTGGTTTGCCTAGACGTATCTGTCGATTGCTCTCATAGCTTTTTGCTTCGTCCTTTGTGACGATTTGGCGGTTGACGGTAACACGTACCTGCGATATAGTCAGGATATCCCCGACAATATCTTTGCGACGTATGCCGTGAATTTCTGACATTCTCAGACCGCCCCACACACCTAGCAGAACAGGGATTTCAATATCTGACCCCCTGAACGCATTAACTACCACATCAGCAGGCGGCATGACCTTAAATTTCTTTACTTTTTTGGGCAAACTGATTTGACTAAAATTTATATTGATATTGTTATATTTTAGCACCGATTTAAAAAAGCCATATACATTTGCAACTGTTTTTGGTGACCTTCGGGCAGCCAATTCATTCACCCAGTCTTGCACCATTTGTGGCGTGATATCGCTTATCAACACGTTTTCAAATTGCTGTCCGTGATTTTTTAGTATGGATAAATAGCCCTGCCCTGTCGTCGGTGATAGCACTGGGCTTTTCTTGTTTATGTAGTTTTCGGCTGCCTGCCATAGTGTCATTTCATTATCAGTATGTACTTTCTCGTTCAGCCACTCTGCCGCCATTAGCTCGGCTTCTTTCTTGGTTTTTGCCGTGAACGATTTATACTTCCTCGTTGCCTTATCATATGCTCTTACCCTATAGCTTCCACTCGGTAATTTCTTCGCTGTTGCCATGTTAAATTCCTCCTATTATCTTGACAATGTTTTCAATTTATGATAAAATAATAGGGTACTTCCTACTATAGTATCATCTCTTGCTTGGTTTGGCTGTACACGCCCTCACAGGTCGCTCTGTGGGGGCATTTTTTATTGTGGTATGTTTATCCGCCACACACCCTGCAAGGCTTGTAGCCTGCGTTCTGGGCGTCCTGCAAGGTCATTGGTGTGCAGGTATCATCATAGTATCTGCATGATTTGTTGTGATACTTGTCGCCCGAAGCCGTGATATATACTATCGTTTCGGCTGGATCCTGTGCGGTAGTTGGCACAGGGGGCGCTTCGGTGGTGGTTTCAGGCTCTGCGGTGGTAGTAGTTGTTGTCGTGGTGGTAGTAGTGACTTTTTCACCCATATCAACAGTTATCGTGATAGGGTCAGATGTCACACCATCATATGTGGCGGTCACGTCCGCAAAACCGTCTTTGAGAGGTTTCACGTCATAGGTGACATATGCACCGCTATCATCATATTCTAACTGACAAACGTCAGAATTACTGATTTCAATTTTTATATCTTTCGGGTCAACGTCCTCTGCGTCGGTTTCACCTGTGATTCGCAAATAGATTATGTGGCTATAGTCACGATTATAGTCATTCAGTGCGATAGAATAGTTGTCATTAGTCCATTCAACCTTTGTCGGCCGCCTATAGCCGAATAGGTGCGCTATTCCATAGACTATGACCGATATAGCACAGAAAATGATTATTACCAGCAGGCAACCGCCCTTTGATGTGCCACTCGTTTTACGGCCGTGAGAACTACGGCTTGACGACTTTCTGCCGCCCGATGTTGATACATATGACAGCCCTGTGCCTGGTATACCGACAGACTTTGTGTGCCGCCCTGAACTGTTGACACTGTATCGTGCGCCCTTTCCACCGACGCTCATACCGACGGATTTTTTACCGATGTTCAGCTTCGCACCGCCACCGAGTTTTATTGATTTTCTTAAACGTAATCCCATTTTTCTGCCCCTTTTCTTATAATCACGGCTCCTGTGGACATACTAGCCCTAGAGGTGATATATATGATATACGAAACACATCTGCGTGATATACGTCGCACACAGCGTCTGACACTGCGCCAGCTGTCCGAACTGTCAGGCGTTAGCTTTTCGGAAATAGACCAGATAGAACACTATAACGTTGACCCGCGCATTTCAACGGCTGTTTTATTGGCAAAATCGCTAAAATGTGGGCTTGACGATTTGTTCAGTTTCAACAAATAATGTTCGATATTATAAACACGCTTGCATTTTATGCCATAAAAATGCTATGATTTACACATAGCCTATATATGTGTGTTTCATGTATATTATAGCATTTTAGCGCATATTTTGCAATACTTTTTGACGTCTTTTTATTCTAGTCCGATTTTTCGGACAGTACATAAAAAGGGTATTGACAGCCGTGATTACATGGTATATAATAGGCTTATCGAACATACGTTCTATAAATCATAGGAGGAGAAAATAATGACGAAAGAAGAACGAACAGAATTTGAAAAAAGACTAGCCCACAAGATTTACATACTACAGCACCCCGAATTGTGGGAAAAAATAAGAGCAGAAAAAGAAAAGAGCTGCTTAAAGCAGCCCTCTCTTGAATAGGAGAAAATCGACATATTTGTCAAGGTCTTTGATTTCGCTATCTTTAAGAACCTTTAATGCGTCGATAATCTTGGCTTCCTCGTCACTTTGTGGTGGCGGGAAATTTTTTTCGCCCTCGTTTCCGCAAAGATAATCGAGGGACACGCCAAAGTATGCTGAGATCTTCAAAAGTGTCATTGCTGACGGCTCTCTCTCATCACGTTCGTAGTTGCAGTAAGTTGTTTTCGGCAAGCCTAAGGCTTTTGCAACTTCCTCTTGTGTGAGGTTTTTCGCCATTCTCAGCTTTTTCAGGCGGTTGTCAAACATTCTTATCACCTCCTACTATATATTATATACCCATTATGGGAATTTGTCAATGAAAATAGGGCGCATTATTTTCAAAATGAGTATTTTGTACAAAAATATAATCTCAAATTTGTACATATTTGTACTCAATTTGGGGTTGACAAATGCCCAAAATGAGTATATAATGATAATGTACTCAGAACGAGTACGAAAATTCAAAATGAAAACGGAGGTGTAACAAATGGCTGAAAAGACAACGATATTTGACAACATCAATGGTGAATTGAGACGCAGACATCTCACCCAGCAGGACCTTGCGAAGACTATCGAAATAGACCGCAGAACATGGTCCAAATGGCAGGACAAAAACGATATGCCAGCGTCGGTACTTCTACAGATAGCCAAATGGCTGAACGTTACGCTGGACTATCTTACACGTGATGTTCATGCCGAATAATGGGGGTGAAAACAATGCCTGCAAAGAAAATGACAGCCAATGACGTGATATCCAAACGGCTGAAATCTATCAGAGCCGACAACGATATTACACAGGCAAAAATCGCAAAACGGCTGAACATGGCACAGACAGCCGTGAGCAGGTGGGAACGGCAGTTCGGCACCATGAATGCTGAACAAATCGTAGCGTACTGCAAGATAATCGGGGCGAAACCCGAAGAAATCTTTGCGGAATACTGCAGAGAAAGGAGCGTAAGAAGATGAACAATCTAATAGCAACGCTGGAGATCATCAGACATGCGTCAGCAATAGCGTTATGTATGGCACTGGCTGCACTAGCAATCTATGGACTGTACCGAAACATAAAAGAAACCGCAGAAGATACAGTTCGTGAGGAACTGGAGCAGGCGATCAAGGAAGCTTCAAAGCCTGTGGTCAAGGTGGAAATTTCCACAAAGGGCAGGTGGTAAAGTGTCAGAGGGTATGTTTATAGCCGCAATAATCGGCGCAACAATCGTGATACTGACAGTTTTCTACGCTATGATACTGTTCATAGCATGCATTATAGACCAGCACAAATGGGAACATGAACGCAGCTATGATGATGACAACCACAACGAAAACAGCGACGGCGAAGCGTAGTTAGTGAGGCAATGGCGTTGATATGTTTTGATTAGCGATGGATTAGCTATGAATAGCATTGGCTATGGCTACGGCAAAGCGAACCTGTGAACGACTGCGAAGTGCGAAGGTGTTGATTTGAACAGCAAAGCAACGGCCTAGCGTCGATAAGCAACGAATTGCAATGGCAAAGTACAGCGTCGATTTGCTGGGCAACGGCACAGCATTGATTGACATAGATTCGCAACGGCTAAGAATAGCTATGATTCGCAAGGGCACTGCACAGCCACGCAAAGGCCTGGCAAAATATTGCGTAGCTAGGGCTAGGTATGCACAGCACCGTTTTGATAGGCAACGGCAAAGCTAAGTTCCGACAAGCAAAGGCGAGGCGAAGTTTTGGCACGCAACGAGAGGCAAAGGCATAGCATGGCATTGATTAGCAAAGGCATTGAGAAGCATAGCGACGCAAGGGCATAGCAGTGATTAGCAAAGGAACTGCAGTGACTAGCAAAGGCGTAGTTCGGCACAGTATGGCGTCGAAAAGCAAGAAAAAATAAATTTAACGTAACGGAGGTCAAAAACATGAAAAAAATCAAAGTAAAGTTGACGTTCACCGAAGAGATTCTGGGAACGGCAAACGCAACAACCACAATTCACGATGAGTACATCGCATCGAAAGCACCCGATGCAAAGAGCCGTGAGGAAGAGATAGCCGCGCTTGGCGTGGCTGAGGTAGTTGAAAAGTCTATGACGGTATTCCCGACACTGGAAGACGGCACACCATTTCTGTGGGACTATCAAATCAAAGGACTTTTCAAGGACGCTTGCGGTGTTCTGAAAAAGGTATCAGGCACGGCAAGCTCAAAAATCAAGGCGTACAAGAAAGAGATTGACGGACTTATCTTCGTCGAGGAACGAAAAATCCCATACGAATTCAAGGGCGGTATGGGTGAATGTCAGAGACCGTTGAGAGCAAGCACGCCGCAGGGCGAACGTGTCGCACTGGCACACTCTGAGACAGTTCCTGCAGGAGCGACAGTTGAGTTTACTATCGTTATTCTGAAAGACGATATGGAAACAGCCGTAAGAGAGTGGCTAGACTACGGCAGGCTGAGAGGTATCGGTCAGTGGCGTAACAGTGGGAAAGGTCGTTTTGAATGGGAGGAAATTGAGAATGGATAAGAAACTAACAAAAGAAGATATCATAAATGTGGCTAAATCTTGTACAGATTCCGACTGTAAATCGTGCCCACTTGAGGATGATGAGAAATGTGCTACTAATTTTCTAAATTGTATTATCGAATACATGAAAAACGAGCCTGCACCTGCGGCAACAGGCACAAGCTCGGAGGTATCAAAAGATACCAGTTCAACACACCTTGATGATAGCACACTGCTTGACATTTGTCAAGAAGGAATAGAGGAAATGGCGAAAATAGCCCTTGATGATTATCCAAACGAATTCCTGACAGGATATATTGAAGCGTTCAAGGACAACATCAGGAGGCTGAGAGGTGAACAGAGTGACTAGCTATTCATGCTTGGATTGCAAGCACCTGAAAGGGTGTTTGGAGAGTAGCAGGCGTTACCCCTGCAGAGATTTTAAACTGGCAGAGCCAGCGATACTAGAGAGGAGAGGTCGAAAACATGACGATAAGAGAAAGGCTTGACGATATGGTCGTCATGGCATTAACGGAACTTAAAATGAAAAAAACGCAAGAATGTGGCACTGTTACCGAAGGCGTTTACCCTATGATGACAAGTGATGCTTTGCCGTCTGATTATGCCACAACAAGCGTTCAGATTTTCACACCTGACATTTGGGCGGTGGCAAAAGAGGTCGGTGCCGAGGTAATTAATAGTGAATACGGACTGTATTTCTTCATGTATAGGGGTATCGCATTTTTCAAGTACAAAGGCGGTGTTCCAAATGCGTAGCAAATACAATACCTGCGTAGGCTGTACAGCCATAGGTCTGCCTTGCAAGCACTGCGGACTTGACCGCAACGTCACCGCATACAACTGTGACAAATGTGGCAACGAGATAGACCCTGAAACAGAGTGTATGTACATCTGTGAGAATGTGGAATACTGCAAGGATTGTTTCAGGGAAATGCTTATCGACCGCATATCTGAGAACGAAGACGTAGAAATAAGTGATCTGGCAGCTCTGCTAGCTCTGGACTACAAAGAAGATGATCTTTATGAATATGACGAGGAGGACTATGACAAATGAAAAAGCAAATGTCTGCGGAAGATTACCGCAATGACGAAGCGTTCAGCCGCTCACAGCTTTTCAAGCTGTCAAAGTCGCCTGCGCATTTCAAGTACGCCCTTGAAAATCCCGAAGTAGAGACCCCTGCGCTTGCTTTCGGCACAGCCTTCCATGCTTATGTTCTTGAAAAGGACAAATTCGACAGCGAGTACATAGTCGCTCCGAAGCTTGACAGGCGTACCAAAGAGGGCAAGGCACTTGCGGCTCAGATAGAGGCGAGCGGTAAGATACCCATAAGCGAGGACACTTTTGCACAGATACAGGCAATGACCGAAAGTGTGATGTCAAACAAGTATGCTGCCGCTTTGCTAAACGGCGGCGAACATGAAAAATCATACTTCTGGACGGACAAGCTCACGGGGCTTAAACTCAAATGCCGCCCCGATTGCCGAACAGACCTTAAGTCAACGTCTGTCATAGTAGACCTTAAAACTACTGAAAATGCCGATACAGACAGTTTTATGCACAGTTGTATTAAATATGGCTATGACTTGCAGGCGGCGATGTACACGCAGGGTGTGTCAGAAATTGAGGGCAAGCCTCATAGATTTGTTTTTATCGCTGTTGAAAAGTCACCACCTTATGCCTGCAACGTCCTTGAAGCTGACGATTTTATCATACAGAAAGGCACAAAAGACCTTAACGACTATCTTTACACTCTCAAAGAGTGTCTTAAAACAGGTAACTGGTACAGCTACAACGGCAAAAACGGCGATTTGAACGTCATAAGTTTGCCTGGTTGGCTGGCAAGAGAATACGAATAGGAGGACAAAACAATGGACGAAATAACAAACGCAGTAACAGTAACACCGGAAGTACCGCAGAACAGCACTATGCCTCTTGACAACATCAATCAGGGTACAGTCGCTATCGAAGCAAGCAGAGCCATTGCAGAAGCACAGGGTAAGCTTGTTATCGCAAAGAGATTTCCGAGAAATGAGATACAGGCTTTTGCCAACATGAAGAAAGCTTGTCAGCGTACAGGGCTTGCAAACAAGGCATTTTACAGCTATCCGAGAGGTGGCGAAACAGTTTCAGGACCAACTATCAGACTTGCGGAGGAACTTGCAAGGTGCTGGGGCAATATCGACTTTGGTATCAAAGAGCTTTCGCAGGACAACGGCAAGTCAGAAATGCAGGCGTATGCTTGGGACTTGGAGACGAACACAATGTCGGTGCAGAATTTCACCAATCCACACGCAAAAGAAGTAAAAGGCAAGATAAAGACCCTCACAAGCCTGCGTGATATCTATGAGAATAACACCAATATGGCAGGCAGAAGACTCAGAGCAAGGATACTTGCTGTGCTTCCTGCGGACTTCGTTGAAGAGGCGGTGGCAGAATGCAGAAAGACCCTTGCAGGCAAGAATAATATTCCTCTTACGGACCGTGTAAGGAAAATGGTGGTGGAGTTCGAGAAGCTGGGTGTGACGCAGGAAATGATAGAGAAACGTCTTGACAGAGGTCTTGACACCATGACAGCCGAAGATCTTACAGACTATATCGGCATCTTCAATTCACTGAAAGACAAGAACACAAAGGTGTCTGAGTGGTTTGAGTATGAGAAGATATCTACAGATATCTCGGCCGAAATAGACCAGCTCCAGACCGAGAAAGAGCAGGTGCTTTAATGCAGGCAAGATTACCTGACGGTTCTGTTATCATCAGTGGCTTCCTTGCAAAGGACGCAGAATACAAACAGGTGGGCGACAACAACTCGTCGCTCACCAAGTTTGCAGTAAAAGTAGGCGAACGTCAGCCAAAGGTGCAAGGTGAGCGTGGCGAAGCCGTATGGGTGAGCTGTCAGTGCTGGCACTCTGTAGCAAGAGCCACAAAGGCGTTGAAAAAGTTTGACGTAGTGCTTTGCGTGGGCAAGGTGGAGAAAAAGGCATATACCAGCAAAGGCGGTGAAGAAAAAGTTGACGTACATCTTGCGTGCGAAGCCGTTTTTGTACAGCCTACCGCAGAAGCAGCACCCCCGCAAGAGCTAGGCGGTGACCTTTCCAACTTTGAGGAGGTGTTGAATGATGAGGGAACGCCATTCTGACGATATCATTGACGTTGATGCGAACGAGGAAAAGCATTTTGATATCGACATGAGTGATGCAGAAGCGGTGAAAACCGCCGTTGCTGTAAAGTATACAAAAGACGATTTTCTCTACACAGAGAAGCCATACGAAGCGATATACGATTACAAAAACGACCCTTTCATGCACAATCTGAAAATTGAGCAAATGGCTCAACAGGCGGCAGAGGTGGGCGTAAAAACGTTCAAAGGGCTGTATAAAAACTATGTCAAAATGCGAGAAATGCAGCGTGGGGCGAATGTTATTATCAATAACCCCACTGCGTTCTCAGGTCCGTATATGCAGCTTGACGCAGGCAAGTATAACGTTGATGACGGCGGTGTGTATCTTATTGACGAAAGCGGCAACTATCACGTTATCTGCCACCACCCGATCATACCCTTTGAGTGTTTGCAGAACATTGACACAGGCGAGGAAAAGCTCAACATAGCTTACCGCACTCGTGGAGAGTGGCAGGAAAAAGTCGTTTCAAAGGAGATACTATATAACAGCCGAAACATTTCACAGCTAGTTAAATGCGGTGTTGATGTGTCTTCTGAAACTGCCAAAGAGCTTGTTTCATATTTCCAGGAGATAGAGAGCCTTAACCGCAATTCTCTGCCGCTGAAAAGATCAGTGGGCAGGCTTGGCTACATAAACGGCGCAGGCTTTTCGCCATACGTCGAGGGGCTGACCTTTGACGGTGAGCAGAATTATTCCACCATTTTTAGTGCTATAAAAAGTCATGGCAGTTATGAGAAATGGAAAAAAGTCGCTATAGATTGCCGCAAGAAAAGCGTGATCGCAAAGATATTTCTTGCGGCGAGCTTCGCAAGTGCGCTTATTCAGCCACTTGGCGGTCTGCCGTTCTTCGTTCACCTATGGGGCGTTGATTCAGGCACAGGCAAGACAGTTGCTTTAATGCTTGCGGCTTCTGTTTGGGGAACCCCTGAAATGGGTGAATACATTCAGACGTTCAACAGCACAGTTGTCGGTCACGAGCGAACAGCAGCGTTTCTCAACAGCCTGCCGTTTCTCATTGACGAACTCCAGCTGAGCAAAGATAGTCACGGCAGAAGCCGATTTGACGTTTATCAGCTTGCTCAGGGTGTTGGACGTTCTAGGGGCACAAAAACAGGCGGAATAGAGCGTACACCGACATGGCGAAACACTATCCTTACCACAGGCGAAAGCCCTATAGTGGGCGGTTCAGCAGGCGCAGGAGCGGTAAACAGAGTTATCGACATTGAATGCACGGCAAACAACATCGTGATAGCAGACGGCATGGCTGTATCAGCGGTGATAAAACAAAACTATGGCTTTGCAGGGCGAGAATTTGTTGCAAAACTGTCCTCTCAAAAAGCCTTGACAATGACACAAGAGGTCTATAACGATTATTTCACCAAGCTCTGCAAGTCGGATACAACAGAAAAGCAGGCAATGGCAGCGGCAATGATACTGACTGCTGATATGATTGCAGAAGCGTCCGTGTTCAAAACGAATGAGCCACTAACAATTGACGATATCTCACCGTATTTGCAGACCAAAAAATCGGTATCAGCAGGTGAACGAGGCTATCAGTATATGTGCGATTGGGTGGCGTCCAACAGTAAACGCTTTGCGACAGGCGAAGACAATAACGGCGAAGTGTTTGGACTTATCCAGGGCGATTTTGCGTATATCATACGTTCAAAATTCGACGAAGCGGCTTCAAAACAGGGCTTCGACACAAGGGCGTTGCTTAGTTGGCTGAAATCTAACGGCAAGATACTTGTGAGAGGGCGCAACAATACTCGTGGCAAGCGCATTGGTGGCGTGAACGTTGAGTGTGTTGTGCTGAGATTGCCAGATGAAACACCGGACTATTACACCGAAGAAGAAATGCGTGGGACGGATATATCGGATTTCGGCATTTTGTGAAACATAAGTCCCACGAGGAAAACAGCGTAAATGCGTGGTTTTCTGCATAGTGTGGGACTGTGGGACATTTTCCCCCTATATATACCTGTTTTAAATAGGTGATATAGAATCACGGCTTTGTTCACACATCGTTAAAATATATGTGTGTTTTCCTATATAGGAAAATGTGCGAATTTGTCCCACAGTCCCACAACGCCCCGAAAAGTGCGTAAATACGCATAGTTTTCGTGTGGGACGTTTGTCCCACACTGTCCCCCACGTCCCACATAAGGAGGTAAAAAACATCAAATGAATGCAAGAATAAAACTCCGTGACTATCAGCAGGAGTGTATAGATAAGATAACGCAGGCAGGGCATGGAAAACATCTTGTACAAATGGCGACAGGTCTTGGTAAGACAGTGACCTTTGCAAATATACCACGTCATGGACGTATGCTTATTCTGTCGCACAGAGAGGAACTTGTGAGCCAGCCTCTGAAATACTTCGACTGCACAAAGGGTGTTGAAATGTCAAAGTACCATACCAACGGCAGTGAAGAGGTGGTTTCTGCAAGTATCCAGACCATGACACATAGGCTTGACAGGTTTTCACCTGATGATTTTGATATCATCATAGTAGACGAAGCACACCATGCAGCGGCTCAGAGTTATAAAACTGTCATAGATCACTTCACACCACGTCTTCTGCTGGGCTTCACAGCAACGCCTAACAGGGCTGACAAATGCAGACTGAATGATGTGTTTGATGATATCATATTTCAACGTGACCTGCGTTGGGGCATTGAACATGGTTATCTGTGTGATATCCTCTGCAAACGTGCTGACATAGGCTATGACCTTTCAGCGGTACATACACGGCTTGGCGACTACGCTCCGGGCGAACTAGCAGAAGCAATGGACGGCACTGCGGACGCTATAGCACAAGCGTATAGAGAACACGCCAAAGGTGCAACGCTTATCTTTGCGGTATCTGTAGAACAGTGCTACGAGATAGCAAAACGCATCGAGGGGGCTGAGGTAGTCACAGGTCAGACTAAGGACAGAGCTGATATTATACGCCGTTTTACTCAGCGTGAGATACATTGTCTTGTGAATTGCATGGTGTTCACTGAGGGTACTGACATACCCCTTGTGGAAACTGTTATCATAGCAAGACCCACACAGTCAGACGCACTGTATACGCAAATGGTAGGCAGAGGGCTAAGACTGCACCCCGACAAAGACAAGCTCACACTCATCGACTGCGTAGGAGTAACAGGCAAGGCAAGCCTGAGAACAGCTCCAAGTTTGCTCGGCATCGACATTTCAGAATTACCAAAGAAGAGTCAGGACAAAATGGAGGGAATGCTATTTGAGCTTCCTGAAAAGGCTACTATGATGTCGGATTGTCCTGAAAGCTGGATAAAGAATGTTCGTATCGTTGACTTGTGGGCGCAGGAACAGAAATATATCACTCATGATGTGAACTGGTTCAAGCTGCCAAACGGTGATATGAAATGCAGCTTGGGTAAAGGAAAAACGCTGAGGATATCTGCACCCGATGCTTTGGGCATGGCAATATGGCAGGGACAGAAAATGCCTATGCAGCAAGCACTTGACGAGGCGTACACTATTCTCTGCGAACGTGAAGCAGATAGCAAATGCTTGTGGGATCTGAACATCTGCCGAAAGTGGGGCAAAGCACCTGCTACAGATAATCAGAAAAACCTTATCCGCAAGCGTGGCAGGAAGTATCTCAACAATTCGGATATCGACATAGAAAATCTGACGAAATTTGAAGCAAGTCAGATACTCAACAGGATAATGAAAGGGTGATGATATGGCAAGAAATGAAGACAGAGAGCAAATGACCCTTATCAAGTGGACACAGCAGGCAAGCATACGCAAGGCTTATCCTGAACTGAAACTGCTCTTTCACATACCGAACGAACGTCATTGCGACCCACGAGAGGGCAAGAGATTAAAGCTTATGGGCGTGAAATCAGGTGTTCCTGATCTGTTCCTGCCTGTGGCAAGGGGAAGAAATAAAGGGCTGTTCATAGAGCTCAAAGCGGAGAATGGCAAGCCCTCAGATAATCAGATGTGGTGGTTTGCGGAGCTTGGCAAGCAGAACTATTTGGCGGCGATATGCTACGGCTGGAAGCAGGCAGCTGATATGCTAATGCACTATCTTGGCGGTGATGATAATGCTGGTCAAAACTGAGGTCATAAAGAAGGCAGACGAGCTGAACAGAATGGCGGCAAAGCTTCTGCCGCTGCCAAAGGGGCTGACGCAGGCAGAACAGCTTTTATACAAGTCACTTTGCATTGTGTACCGAGAGTTCAGAGTAGGGCAGATAGACAAGAAACAGGCGCTTGATGAAAAGCAGGAACTATACAGGGCATACATCAATGGGGCTTATGCACTTGATCTATGGCAAACATATGGGGAATATGCTAAGGTGTTTCAGAAATGTCAGTACGAGATACATCATGACGGCTGTGAGGTTTGCAAGAGGCTCAATGATATCCTATGTGGTATGGGGAGGGGCAAAGCCAATGAAACACACTGACCACACCCTCTGCTGGCACTGCCGCCACGCAGTACCGACAAAGGATAAGATAACAGGAGAATACCTCACAGGCTGTGCATGGTCCATAGACCGCAGACCTGTCGAGGGTTGGAGGACGTGCCAGCACAGAATGTATGAGGCTCAAAAGGGCGGTATGATACATTCGTATACTGTGACTGAGTGTCCTGAGTTTGAGGAGGGATAAAATGAAGGTATTAATAGCGTGCGAAGAATCACAAGAGGTCTGCAAGGCGTTTCGTGCGAAAGGTCACGAAGCGTACAGTTGCGACATTCAGATGTGTTCAGGCGGTCACCCTGAGTGGCATATATTAGGTGATGCTCTGACCGTTATCAACGGCAATGCAGATTTTACCACTTGTGACAGGCAGACACATACAGTAGACAAATGGGATTTGCTGATAGCTCATCCGCCGTGTACGTATCTTAGCAACGCAGGGGCAAGACATTTGTGGAAAGGACACAAGCTACAGGCAGAGCGAGTTACAAAAGGAATTCGTGGCCGTGATTTGTTTATGCGTTTTTGGTGGGCAGAAATTGATAAGATATGTGTTGAGAACCCAGTGCCATCGAAAGTGTTCGGGCTGCCCGATTATACGCAAACTATTCAGCCATATATGTTTGGCCACCCATACACTAAAAAGACCTGCTTATGGCTAAAAAATTTACCGCAGTTACAGTCAACAGCTGTTGTGACGCCAAAAGCTACATGGTGTCCAAGTGGAAGTTACAGTCACAGGCACGGAGAGCAGCATAAAGGAATGTTCACCACCGACAGGGCTAGAAACAGATCCAAAACATTTCCAGGCATAGCACAAGCAATGGCTGAACAATGGGGAAGTGAGGAGGGATAACATGGTAAAAATCAAACCCGAATACATCTTCCCACTTCTGCTGATTTTGTTAGACGTGGGAGCAGCGACTATATACGCCGTACAAAAAGACTACAAAAAGGCTGTCTACTGGTTAGCGGCGGCAGTGTTGAACATTACAGTAACTTTTTAGGAGGTATAACATATGGCAAGATACATCAATGCAGACAATCTGATTAACGAATTATCAGCGGCGTGTATGCCGATATACGAAAAAGGCATAACAGGCATTCTGGGTGATAACAGCAGTATTGCCGATATAATCAACGAACAGCCTACCGCAGACGTGCAGGAAGCAAGGCACGGAAAGTGGGAAAGCACAGAATTAATGTATGAAAACGGCTGTACAAGATGTAGTGAATGTAAAACAGAATATTATGCAAGCGATTTAGAAGAAATATGCGGCGATACGTTCCCGACTTATTGTCCACTTTGCGGAGCTAGAATGGACGGTGAAAGCAATGGATAAAACCTGTTCAAATTGCAAACACGCAATAGGCTTCGGTCCTCAGCATGACAAGGTACTATATACTTTTTGCGCAAAGCGAAGTGATGTCGCAAAGATCAAATTTCTCGTAGTGAACAGAAAGAACAAATGCTATGCGTGGAAGAAAAGGAGCGATAACGATGCGTAAAATATTATTTCGTGGCAAGCGCATTGCCAATGGCAAATGGGTAAGTGGCTATTACGTTGTCAGGAAACGCCCATACTTCAAGGACAAGGGTGCTAATTTTGAACACATCATTTGCGACAATCTGGTAATCGATGATTTCAATGACAAACAGTTTGTTGACACAATCCCGATAACATATTCGGTTGACCCTGAAACTGTCGGTCAGTATACAGGATTGACGGATACGAACGGCAATAAAATTTTTGAGGGGGATCTCTGCCTGTGCGACAGAAATATTTCAAAACATATTGACAAAAAGGTTTTTGAAATTAAATTTGACCCTGAGGCTGGATTTTTCGGAGAAAGTGACACGTCAAACATATGCCCTAGCGATTTTTATATGTGCGAAATTATCGGAAATGTTTTTGACACCCCTGAATTTTTGGAAGCTGGTGAAATGCCATGAAGGCGCGAACAAACATCGTCAGACAAAGCGACATCAAGAAAGAGGTCGCAAAGAAAATGCAGAAAAGATATAGCGAACTGCAAGGCGAAATTATGCAGGATATCACAGAGCAGATAATGGCAACTGTTTTGTGGACGCTAGATAAGTGGTACGGTTGGAAAGGTAAACGCCTGCGTGCATTTATCGACGCAGTGAATAGCACGTTTGACATCATGGACACGGCTGAATTCGATAACGACAATAACGCCAGCTATCTGAAAGAAGCATACGGCATTGACCTGTCGGAGCTGATATCAACGGAAATGACCGATAGGGTGCAGAAAGGCGGTTGAAATGACAGCAAAAGAATATTTGCAGAACGCCTATAAAATCGAGAGGCGTGTGAAAATCATTGAAAACAAGGTCAAGAAACTGCGGTCACAACTAGAATACGCTGGTATTTCATACGAAAATACAGGTGCTAGTCATGGCAGTTGCAATGGTGATAAGATGTCAAGCACCATTGAACGCATAGCAGAATACGAACGCAGACAGCAGGAACTAGCGCTGATACTGATTGACAAACGTTTGCAAATTGAACAATCCATTGACGCAGTTGCAGACGCAGACCAGCGAGAAGTCCTTGAAAGGCGGTATCTTTTTTATCAGCGCTGGGTGGGGAAATTCAACAAAGAAAATGGTGAATACATAATGGGGATCACTGACTATATGAACTATTCAGAACGAACGATTTATAAAATTCACGGCGAAGCCCTGAAACATATCATCGTTCCAAAAGAATGCAGTGAAATGCAGTGAAATGCAGTTATTAATCTGCTATACTGTATAATAGCCCGATAGGGCAAAAGGTCAGTTGGTTATCTCCTCAATAAAAGCCAACCCCATTTTTACGCCTGAGTGGCTAGCCCTCAGGCAATGTGCAGGGGCGGTGCGCCATCACTTAACCTGCTCCATGTTTTTTACTTCTTTTGTTTTAGATCTCCTGATTCCGCTATGGCATTAGCTGTGGCGGATATATCGGTCGATACTGCGATGATGTTGACACCGATACCAATCAGCCACACACGCCTCTTAGCAATGCGTACCACGTGTGGCATTTTTATTTTATGGGGGCGGCACTATGAAAGACTTTGCATATTCCTTTTACCGCTCGGCAGCATGGAAGAAGTGTCGCCAATCTTACATCGACAAACGCATACTGATCGACGGCGGTCTTTGCGAAGAATGTCATGAACGTGCTGGATATATCGTTCATCACCGAACATTACTGACGCCAGCAAACATTCGTGACCCTGAGGTATCATTAAACCATGCCAATCTCGAATTTGTATGCAAAAAATGTCATGATAACTTCGAGGGTCATTTTTACCAAAAATCGCCTAAAAAATTAACAAAATGTGAATTTGACGCATCGGGTATGCCTATGCCCCCCTCAAATTTGGACTGAAATTTTTCCTAAGATACCGAGGGGGCAAAGGTCATTTTTTACGCACGATAAAATCGCATAAGGGGGTGTAATCTGACAATGGCAAAAATCAAGAAGAACTTGAGCGAGTTGCGAAAAGCTGTGGATAGCTGTGAACCAGCTAAAAGAGAACTGGGCATAAAGCTGCTAGATCAGCTGGACTACATGGAAAATCTGCTGAGCGAGTATCAGAAAAAGATAAAAGCAGAGGGCGCAATCATCGAAGCGACAAACGGCAATGGTTTTACTGTCAAGACAGAGCACCCCGCAAGCAAGGCGTATGCAACACTAATCGGAAAGTACAATGCAATGGCTAAGACCGTTGAAGACATAATTCTCGATAGCCTGCAAAAATCTGAGGGTGACGAGCTGTTGGAATTCCTGGGCGGTGCAAAACGTTGACGGAATTTGAAAAATATTTTACTGGCATTTATGACGGAAATATCGTTGCGTGCGAAAAAATGAAAAAGGTTTCCGAAATGTTGCTGAACAGATTTGCAAGTCCTGATGAGTTTCATTTCGACGAAGCTATTGCAACACGGCACACGGATTTTATAGAAAAATTCTGTAAACAGCCGTCTGGAAAACTAGGTCAGCCGTTAAAGTTGGAACTTTTTCAAAAAGCGAGACTGCAAGCATTATTCGGTTTTGTCGATGATAACAACCTACGCCAGTATAACGAATGTTTAATAATTGAAGGGCGAAAGAACGGTAAGACAACAGAAATTGCGGCGGTCGAAAATGATATGCTAGTCAATGACGGAGAGGGGTCACCGCAGATATATAACGTCGCCACAATGCTAGATCAGGCAAAACTGGGTTTCAATGCCTGCTACAAAATGATAAAACAGTCGCCATTGTTGAGCAAGCATATTCGTAAACGTGCGGCCGATTTGTATTTCCCATTAAACATGGGATTTATAAAAGCCCTTGCGAGCAATTCAAACAGCCTTGACGGCTTGGACGTTCACTGCGGTGTTATCGACGAATTGGCGGCGATTAAAAATCGAGATCTATATGATTTGATAAAGCAAGCAATGGGCGCTAGACAGCAGCCCATTTTATTTTGCATTACAACAAACGGCTTTGTTCGTGGCGGCATTTTTGACGCGCAATACGAGTATGCCAGCAATCTGCTATACGGACGGCTGACGGAAATCAACAAAAGGTTTCTGCCGTTTATCAACGAACTGGATAGCCCTGATGAATGGGATAAGGAAGAATGTTGGATAAAAGCAAATCCTGGACTGGGCACGATAAAATCAATAGACTATCTGCGCCAAATGGTGCAGAAAGCCAAAGATGATCCTAGTTTCAAAGCAACGGTTATGGTCAAAGATTTTAACCTTCCGCAGAATACCGAAAGCGGTTGGCTGAGATGGGACGAGCTGAACAATGAAGAACCTATCACGGACTATCCGTTCAGATATTTCATCGGTGGTTTTGACGCTGCTGATTATATAGACCTGAATGCCGCAAAGGCTATCTGCAAAAAGCCTGATGATGATAGGTTGTATGTAAAATCTATGTACTGGATACCGCAAGCCGTCCTTGACGCTGACGCTGAAAAGGGTGACAGACGCGGACGAGATAGTGTGCCATATGAATTGTGGAAATCGCAAGGTCTACTAAGGACGTGCGAGGGAAACAAGGTCAACAAGCGTGTCATCCTAGACTGGTTTTTGGAGTTGAGAGATAAGGAAGATATTTATCCGTTGGCTATCGGCTATGACCCTTGGCACGTTTCGGACGAGCTGATAAAGGCGTTTGAAGAAGAGTTTGGCAAGGGCGTTTTAGTACCTGTGCGTCAGGGCGTTATAACACTGTCTGACCCAATGAAGAATTTGAAAGCTGAGTTTCAGCGGCACAACATCGTTTACGACAACAACCCAATTGACAAATGGTGTTTTCTAAATACGGCTGTAAAGACGGACGTCAACGGCAACATTCAGCCATGTAAGAAATCTGACCGAACACAGAGAATAGACGGACTTGCGGCGTTGCTAGACGCATATGTGGTCTATTATAATCGACAGGAAGAATTTGAGAGTTTGATATAAGGAGATAAAAGTGACAACCGAAGTAATTAACAATCTATTTGGCATAAAAGAAAGTTTTGAACTTCCGCAGGCACTTCTCGCTAAGCTTCTTGACAAAGCTGAAAAGGACAAGCTATGTAAGGAATTTGTCAAGCAAGGGTTCAACGGCAATAACGATTGTCTGCGTGACTATTTTCAAGAGAATAATGCAAACCGCAATAATCTAAAGCAGGATTATACGCCCGATTGTCTGTGCAAGTTGATTTCTAATCTTGCACCAAAGTCAGAAAAGATAATTGATATATGTGCAGGAACTGGAGCGTTGTCAGTCGGAATGGATAGAGATAATTTCTTCCAATGCGAAGAATTGTCGCAGATGAGTATCCCTGTGCTACTTCTCAATCTTGCGTTGAGAAATAAGAATGCTGTGGTTCTGCAAAAAAACGTTCTGCTCAACGAAGTGCAGAAAATCTATAAGCTGAGTAAATCGGACGAGTTTAGCAACATAGAAGTTGTTGACACGTATAAGGAAAGTGCAACGGACGTTGTTATATCAAACCCACCTTATTCGTTGAAATGGGAGCCAAAGTCAGACCCACGCTTTGAGGGCTATGACCTTGCACCTGCTAAGGCTAGTGACTATGCGTTTGTGCTTGACGGCTTGTCAAGGCTGTCGGACGTAGGCAAAGCGTTCTATATCCTTCCAGCAGGCGTTCTCTTCCGAGGAAATGCAGAGGGCAGAATCCGTAAGCAACTCATTGATAACAATCTGATAGACGCAGTTATCTCATTGCCTGAAAATATGTTTTTGAATACCTGCATACCTGTCAATGTTATCGTATTCAGCAAGAGTAAGCAGACAAGAGATATTTTGTTCATCAGTGCCGAAAAGCTTTTTGAAAAACACGGCAAGCAGAACGTCATGACGGACGAGCATATTCAGAAAATAGCCGATACATATCACGGCCGTAGCGTTGTTGAAAAATTCTCAAACGTGGCAAGCTATGAGGAAATTGCTAAGAATGATTACATCTTGAACGTTCCACGCTACGTTGACACGTTTGAAAAGGAGGAACTTCCACCTTTAAAAGACATCTGCAAAGAGCTGATACAAAGTGAGCTTGAAGTGCATAAGGCAACGAATGACCTCATGGCGATACTTAAAGACCTTTGCGGTGATGATGAATACAGTCAGGTCAAGGACGATTTTCTGAAATTCTTTACCGAACAAGACATTGTTGGCGAAACTATGGCAACATGGCTTGAAATGAAAAATCTTGAAAACCGCACCGACTATATTATTTCCCATGCCAAGAAAGACCGCAAGCCATTGCTTGACCTGGTGACATTTGAACGAGTGAAAAAGGGTAAAGTGTACGAAGCTGGCACTGTCTATATTCAGCTATCTGCCACGGACGGAAAAGTAAGATATCTGTGTGAGAACTCAGAGCTAGAAACCAAGTACGGCGTATTTCAACCCAAAGACAAGAGCATGGGAACGAGATATCTTTTCTATATCTTGGAATATGAAATGGAAGCGTTTTTGGCACGATATCAGAGCGGAATGAACATCAACCCTGATATCTTCAAATTCATGCAAGTAACGTACTATCCCGAAGTGAAGTATCAGCAAGAGATAGCCATGACGCTTGACGGCATTCAGGCAAGATATGATGAGGTTTATCAAGAAAAAGAATCATGGAAATGTTTTAAGGAATTTCACTTATCGGGAATGTTCCCATGATAAACAACAACAGACAGAAAGGGGTGAAAAAAATGGGTCTGATAAATCGTTTTAAAAACAGGTCGCAAGTAATAACCCGATATAAGATGATGACGGAAATCGGCAACGGCTATTATAGTTGGGACGGCAATGTTTATCGGTCGGATTTGGTACGTGCCTGCATTCGTCCAAAGGTCAAGGCTATTGGAAAACTGACCGCAAAACATATCAGAAAATCATATAGTCGAAATGGTGACGGCAGTATCGAGATAAACCCTGAACCATATATGCGAATGTTGTTGGAAGAACCTAATGAGTTCATGACAATGCAGAAAATGTTGGAAAAAATCGCAACGCAGTTGTGTTTGAACAACAACGCATTTATCTTGATTATTCGTGACGGCAACGGCTATCCTACTGAACTGTATCCTATCCCTGCGGACAGTGCGGAATGCGTATATATCGGCAATGATTTGTATTTGAAATTCACATTTTTCAATGGGCAAAGATATACGTTTCCGTATGCTGACATCATTCATCTGCGTAGTGATTTTTACAAAGACGATATCTTCGGCGAACGGCTGAGTGAAACGCTGACGCCGTTAATGGAAATCGTAACAACAACAGACCAGGGAATTGTTAAGGCTATCAAAAATTCATCGATTATTCGTTGGCTGTTGAAGTTCACCAGTTCCCTACGCCCTGAAGATTTGAAAAAGCAAGCGCAGGAGTTCAGCGAGCAGTTCATGAGCGTTCAGAACGGCACAGGTGTTGCGGCGGTCGACAGCAAAGCTGACGCAAAGCAAGTTGACGCAAAAGACTATGTACCGAATTCATCGGTCATGGAAAAAACCACACAGAGAATTTATTCGCTGTTTAACACAAACGCAAATATCGTGCAGTCGAACTACACCGAAGACCAATACAACGCCTACTACGAATCGGAGATAGAACCAGTGGTAATGGAACTGGCTGGCGAATTCACACGAAAACTATTCAGCCGTATCGAAAGAGGGTATGGCAATAAGATAGTTTTTGAAGCGTTCAATCTGAGTACTGCGTCAATGTCAACCAAGCTGAATCTGGTGCAGTTTTTCGACAGAGGCATTATGAACGCAAACGAAATCCGAAGTGTGTTCAATCTGGCTGACATTCCTTCGGGCGATCAGTACTATGTCAGACTAGACACGGCAAAGATAGACAGCGGTGAGGGAGGTGAAAATGATGAAAATTAACGTCAAAGGTACTATCATTCCGAATGATGACCAGTGGATCTATGACCTTTTCGACATTGACGCCACTTCTCCTGCAAAGGTTTCAAAGGGTATAACTGCGGCGGCTGAAAAAGGCGAGCTGTTGGAGGTTGACATCAACTCTGGCGGTGGTGATATTTTTGCGGCGTCCGAAATCTATTCGGCAATCCGTGAATATTCAGGCGACGTCAAAATACACGTTGTTGGTCTGGCGGCAAGTGCGGCAAGCGTGATAGCGTGTGCAGGCAAGTCAGATATATCACCGACGGCACAAATTATGGTGCATAACGTATCATCAGCGACAAGAGGTGATTACCATGACATGGACAAAATGTCAGAGATTTTGCAAAAAGCCAATGAAACCATTGCAAATGCCTACATAACAAAATCGGGCATGGCAAAAGAAAAGGCGTTAGAAATCATGGACAAGGAAACATGGTTGACGGCTGATGAAGCGGTCGGACTGGGATTGATAGACGAAATCGCAGGAAACAAGAACGCCAAGTCACAGCTTGTGGCGGCCTACTGCGATATCATACCACAGAACGTAATCGAAAGAATGAAAGCTGAACGTGCTGATAAAAAGATAACAGCACAGGCAAGGCTGGATAAGCTAAAGGAGGGTTATAAAAATGACAAGACAGGAAATGCTTGACAAGGCTCAGGCTCTCATTGACGAGGGCAATTTTGAGGAAGCTGAAAAGCTGATGAATGACGCTGAAAAAGCGGCAAAGACACAGGCAAATCTGAACGCTATGACAAAGGGTCATGCGTCAGATACTATGAAAAATATTATTGAAAGGAATGAAAACAAGATGAGCGAGAATGCGATCACACACACATCAAACATTTATGACAGTATCGAGTACAGAACTGCATTTATGCACAACGTCCTCGAGGGTACACCAATCCCTGCGAAGTTTGCGAACGAGGCACAGAACACAAAGACCACTGATGTTGCGGCTGTTATTCCATCAACAACCATGCAGAGAATCGTTGAAAAGCTGGAGGAACACGGTCAGATCTATGCACTGGTTACAAAGACCAATATCAAGGGCGGCGTGACAATCCCTACTTCAAGTGCAAAGCCAGTTGCAACATGGGTTGCTGAGGGTGCAAGCTCTGACACGCAGAAGAAGTCCACCGGTTCAATCACTTTCAGCTACTACAAGCTGAGATGTGCTATCTCCATGTCGCTCGAAGTTTCTGTGGTATCACTCGACTTCTTTGAGACAACATTTGCTAATCAGGTAGCCGACGCAATGATTGCCGCTATCGAGACAGCAATCATCAAGGGTGACGGTTCAGGCAAGCCAAAGGGTATCACAAAGGAAACTGTTGTCAGCGGTCAGAACGTGGACATTGCACTGGCAAACGGCATTACATACAAGACCCTGTGGGATATGAAGAAGAAAATTCCGTCAGGCTATAGGGCAGGCGTTAAGATGTTCATGAATTATGCAACATTCTGCAATATCCAGGCACTGACAGACACAAACGGACAGCCTATCGCTAGGGTCAACTATGGTCTTAACGGAGATATGCAGCCATCAATCCTTGGCACACCTGTTGTGTTCTCAGACGATATCGACGCTTATGCGGATACTGTATCAGCTGATACAATCGTTGCATTCTTCTTCCGCCCTGAGGACTATATCCTCAACACAAATCTTGCCATGACAGTCAAGAGATATGAGGATAATGACACCGAAGACCAGGTAACAAAGGCTGTTATGCTGGTAGACGGCAAGGTCATCGACAAGAACAGCCTTGTAACGCTGACCAAGAAAAGCAAGTAATCATGACAAAAGGGGGGCATAACGAATGCTTGAAAGTTTGAAAAATTCGCTGAGGATATCACATAACAAGCTAGATAGCGACATTATGTCAAACGTTGACGCCTGCATGGAGGACTTGAAGCGTGTGGGCGTGTTCGTTCCCTTTGACGCTGACGATTGCAGTGCAATTCTAAAAAAGGCTATCGAAAACTATGTTAAATGGCAGTATGATTTCAACGGCAAAGGAGAAGATTTCCGCAAAAATTACGAGCGTTTGCGAGACGCACTAAGTCTGAACGAGGACTACACGGAGGGGATTTAACAATGTTTAATGATGTTGTAAAAATTGCCAAAGCAAAGATAGTTTCAGACGAAATAGGAAACCAAGAAAAGGTCGTTGATTGGGAGAACGCCAAAGAGGTATTTTGCCAAATATCATCAATTTCACGGTCTGAATTTTACAGTGCCGCACAAGCAGGGTTTCAACCTACGCTGAAAATCAAAATGGCAGATTACTATGACTATGACGATGAAGATATGCTATTCTACAACGGTCGGGAGTATCGTATCATACGCACATATGTCGCAGGAACGGCCATTGAACTGACGGCTGAACGTTTCGGCGGTGATAGCTGATGAAATCGGTTGAAATTGATGTCAGCAAACTGGCGAAACAGGTCGCTGATGACCTGAAAGAATACAGCGAAGAAACCGCAAAGATAGTTGACGGCTGTATCGACGAGGTCGCAGACCAGTGTGTTGAAAAGCTGAAAACCACATCACCACGCCGAACAGGCAAGTATGCCGAGAGTTGGAAAGCCGAAACAGTATACGCTAAGTCGGGCAACAAACGTGTTGTTGTGCGAAACAAAAAATACTACTACCTGACACATCTGCTGGAGCATGGTCACGCAAAGAAAGGCGGCAAGGGCAGAGTAAAGGCATTTGTGCATATCAAACCTGTTGAAGAATATGCACAAAAGACACTGCCTGAGTTGATAGAAGCGAGGTTGAAGAAATGAATCTGACATTGGCTGATATACGTTCACGATTAACGGCTATCGACGAACTGAAAGACAAAGTCGCATACTATTCATCACGTGATGAAATGAAAACGCCCTACTGCGTGTTTTATCGTGAAAGCACCATAGACAGCGGAGACGATATGCACCCCGCAAGCCTGCGAGAGCAGACGATAGTCATTGAATTGTACACTAGAAAAATCGACGTTGAGTTAGAAACGGCTGTTGAAAAGCAGTTTGCGGATTTTGATTTGGAAAAGTCTGAAAGCTGGATTGAAGACAGCAAGGAATATCAGATAAGATATTCATTTACCAATTACTTGAAGTAAGGAAAGAAACAATGCAATATTTAGGCGGTAAATGCAAAATTGCAAAACCTATCTCAGAACTTATTTTACAAAAAAAAGAAAATGTTAAGACGTTTGTAAGTTTGTTCTGCGGCGGCTGTGCAATCGAAACAAAATTAGCACCACATTTTGAAAATGTTATATGCAATGACCTGCACCCGTATCTGATAGCTATGTATCAGGCATTACAAAACGGCTATGACTTGCCCGAAAATATATCCGAGGAACAATATAGATATATTCGTGAGCATAAGGACGAAGATAAGGCGTTGACTGGCTTTGTGGGTTTTGGGTGTTCGTTTGGTGCGGAATGGTTTAGCAGCTATGCCCGAAACAAAAGGGGTGACAATTATGCCAAGCAAGGTAGGAATGCTATAATGCGAGATATTGAAAATCTTAAAGCAGCAAAATTTACCTGTACCGATTATCGCAGTGTTGACATTCCTAACGGGTCTATAGTATACGCTGACCCACCATATGTTGGCGTTACAGGCTATTCAACAGGCGAATTTGACAGTTCTGAATTTTGGAAATACATGAGAAAAATCAGTGAGAAGAACACAGTGTTTATTTCGGAACTGCAAGCACCTGACGATTTTGTTTGCGTTTGGCAAAAAGAAATTTTAAGGACGTTAAATAGTAATAACAAACGCCCAAAATCTGTTGAAAAATTATTCATACATAAATCACAAATCTAAAAAGGAGGAATTAAAATGGCTGAAACAAAGAAAGCTCCAAGCAATATCATTCTTGGAAGCGGCTATATCTACTATCAGGATTTCAGCGGTGAAACAGTGCCAGATGTTGATACTATCTGCACCGAAGCCAATGTACTGGGCTATATTCAGGGTGGCGCAACCCTGTCATATAAACCTACATTCTACACCGCAAGTGATGATGACGGCACACATCAGAAGACAATCATCACCGAGGAAGAGGCTACACTGAAAACTGGCATTATGGTATTCAACGGCAATACCCTTGATGTTCTCTGCGATACTGCAAGAGTTACAGAAGATACCAGCAAGAAGCGCAGAACTGTCAAGATTGGTGGTCTGAAGAATATGCGTCGCAAGAGGTATGTCCTGTGTTTCCACCACGTTGACGCAGTTGACGGAGATATTTGGGTCATGATCGTGGGCAACAATCAGAGTGGTATCGAACTGGCATTTGCAAAGGACAAGGAAAGCGTTATTGACGCTGAGTTCAAAGCACTGCCAAGCGACAGCGAGGGAACGCTGATTACCTACATCGAAGAGGATAAGTCAATAAGCGCCACATAAGCAACACAAATACACAGCCTGCTGAGATTTTCAGTGGGCTGTTTTTTTGGAGGTGTAAAAATGCCAAAGACGTTGAATTTCAATAAAATGCAAAAACCAAGCCTGCGCATTGAGCTGGCTGATGAAAAGCATACCACGATTTTTGTCATGCCACCCACAAAGGGCGAAATTGAAGCGTTTGGAGAAATATCCGCAAAGTTAGGCGGCAACAAGCTGGACGAAGCAATCAAAATGTGTGCAAAACTGATGTCACACAACATCGCAAAGATACCGATAACGGCTGAAACACTGGCTGATTGGGATATCTATGACATTCAGATGTTCTACCGCACATATATCGACTATCTGCTAGAAATCAAAAATTCAAAAAACTAGCACTCCCCTACTATCCACCGCAAGATAGAGAGGGGGAGAAATATGAAATTTCCTCAACGTGGGAAAAGTTAGTTGCGGACTATATGGGTATATCCCTATATGACGTTGATGATATGGACTACTATGACTATTTACTGATACGTCGTGACGCTTTTATCGCACGGCTCAGGCAGACAGAGAGCGGTCAAGAATACCTAGACAACGCATATAGGCTGACCTTGACGAAGCCTGACCGACAGGCTTTGCGAGAGAATTTCGGAAAGGGGGTAATGATAGGTGGCAAAAAGTAGCATAAAGGGCATTACTATCAAGATAGGCGGTGACACCACAGGTCTTGACAAGGCACTGAAAGAAACAAACAAGAAGAGCCGTGAACTGGAGAGCGAGCTGAAAGCGGTTGATAAAGCCCTGAAGCTAGACCCGAACAACGTCACACTGGTCAAGCAAAAACAAGACCTGCTGAAAGATAGTATCAAGGAAACAAAGTCAAAGTTGGACGTGCTGAAAGAAGCACAATCGCAGGTCACAGCACAATATAAAAAGGGCGAGATAGACGCAGGACAGTATCGTGCGTTTCAACGTGAGTTGGAAACAACGAAGTCGAAGCTGTCAAGTCTAAAAGACGAAAAGAAAAACATTCACGTCATCGGCACGGCATTCAAAGAAGCCAAAGACAAGGTCGAGCCTGTCATAAAAAAAGTTGAAAAAGTCGGTTCTGTCATAGGCGGTGCGACAAGCAAAGCCGTAAAGTTCACGGCAACGCTGGGCAAAATAGACACAGCCATGATAGGCAAGGCGGCTGACGGGTTCAAGAAATACACACAGACCATAGGTGTTGGTCTTGCAGCTGTAACAACGGCACTTGCGGCAAACGTTGAGACCAGCCGTGAGTGGAACAGCGATATGACCAAGCTGAAAACAAACGCCGAAACCAGCGGCAATAATTTTGATTTTATGAAATCAAAAATGCAAGATTTGGTGGCTATCACAGGCGAGTCCGATTCAAGCATTGAAGCGTTGTCAAACCTTATGGCTGTTGGTTTCAGCGATGAACAAATGACGCCTGCTATAAACGCACTCAGCGGAGCGGTTGAAAAATTCCCTGATACCTTGAAAATCGAGAGCCTTTCGGACAGCTTGCAGGAGACCCTTGCTACAGGTGCTGCGACAGGTCAGTTTTCAGAGCTTATCGGGCGTATGGGTGATAGCGTTGATGATTTTAATGCGGGTCTACAGAATTGCACGTCAGAAGCAGAACGTCAGCAGTATGCCCTTGATTGGCTGGCAAATTCGGGTCTGTCGGAAATCAATGACGAATACCAATCAGCAAATAAATCAACGCTAGACTATGAACGTGCTAGTTTTGAATTGCAGGACGCCCTTGCGTCTTTGGGAACTGCGTTCACGCCTGTTATGGCTGGTGCAAAGGGAATGGCAGCAGATTTTCTGACAAAATCGTTGCCAGCTGTTCAAAAATTGTCAGGCGGTTTCACCAAACTGTTTGACGGCGTTTCTAGTTTGCTAGACGCATATGACAGTGGTGGCCTTGACGGCTTGACTGAACAAATTCCTGTTGTTATATCCGGGCTGTTCAGTTCTGCGTCAGAAACGCTTGCCGAAAATGCCCCTACACTAATCACAGCGGCAACTACAGTTCTAACATCTATCATTCAATCGCTGGCACAATCGGCGCCGTCACTAATCAACTCAATTTTGCCGTCACTGCTTAACGGCTTTTTCGGGCTGATAAATGCATTGGTTTCAACTATCCCGACGCTAGTTCCTGAACTGGTGCAGGGCGCAATCACACTGTTTTTAGGCCTGATTGACGGACTAAATGACGTTATCAAACAGTTAATGCCAATGTTGCCTAGTTTGATAAAACAAATAACTGACACGTTGATTGAAAATCTGCCTGCAATCATTGAGGGCGGTTTCCAGCTATTAACAGGATTGATAACAGGTCTGACCGAATGCACACCCGATTTGATTAACGCAATAATAGCGTTGATACCTGTTATAACAGATTCATTAACAGAAAATCTGCCTGCGCTGGTCAAGGCAGGTATGGAATTGATAGTCGCACTGGCGAAGGGACTACCTGACGCTATACCTGATATTATAAACGCACTGCCCGAAATAATCGGTGCTATCATAGACGGCTTCAAGGAAGTTGATTGGCTGGACTTGGGCGCAAATATCCTCAAAGGCATTTTAAACGGATTAGTTTCTGCGGTTAGTGGAATTTGGAGCGTAGTGCAAGACGTAGGTAGCGCCATTATAGACGGATTTTGCGATTTTTTTGACATTCATTCCCCGTCAAGGGTTATGGCGAAAAAGGTCGGTCAGTATCTGCCGTCTGGTATTGCGGTCGGTATGGAAGACACTGCGGACGAACCAGTGGACGAGGCACAGGCTATTGTTGACAGCGTTGCAGGCGTATCGGCTGAAATGGATCCTGTCATGATAGGCAGGCAAACCACAAGAAAAACGACTGACAAGATATCAACCGAAGCCGACAGCACCACACAACACGGCAAGAGCGGTGATCTGACAGTGGTTATGAACATTGACGGAAAACGTTTTGCCACAGTGACAGCACCATACATGGACGTTGCTATGGCTGAAAAAATCAATCTAAATGCTAGGAGGGTGGCTGACAATGTCTAGTATAACGATAAATGGCAAAAATTCCTACACCGATTTTGGAGCGTTGCTGACATCACGCAGTACGCCGCCGCCAAGTATCAGGGATATATCGGCTACTATACCATACCGCAATGGCGACATATGTTTCACATATCAGAATGGCGGTAAACCTACCTATGATACACGAACACTGACATACAAATTCGTGTTTATGGACTGCCCGAAAACCGCCCTGCGGAAAACAGTGGCAGATTTTGAAAACTGGATTTTGTCGGCTGGCGAATGTGACCTATATGACGATGCCGAAATTTACCATTATAAGGCAAGAGCAATTAGCTGTGCCGAAAGTGAAAAGGGCTATCATGTTGAGGTAACGGCAACGTTCAAGGCACAGCCGTATAAGATATCTGATGATTTTTCAGACAAGGGTTTTGACGATTTCAGTTTTGAAAACGACTATCTAAATCTTACGGACATGACGTTGACGGCTGTTGAAATGGCTCCGCACGCCCCTATGGGCGTTCTGAAAGTCTATTTGTATTCGGACGTGCCGATAAAACCACGTCTGATATATAGGCGGTCTGCTGATGATGTCGATAAGGTGGGATTCACACATTTTCAAAATAACAGCGTTGATATTTTTGAAAAGGTATACAGACCAACAGAAAAACCATTCGATATGGACGAACTGATTTTACAGCCGGGTTTGAACACTTTGTCAGCGTATGGCTTCGGGTCGCTTACGCTGAGCCTGCACGAGGAGGTGTTATAATGCACACTGTCACTATCACAAATGGTACTGAAAAAACCACGATACATAGTGATAACCTTGACCGCATTTCGGCTGGAAAAGTCGTCAAGGCTGTCAATGCCATTGACAGTTTCACGTTTACTATATACCCCGACAATGCAGGATATGACAAATTGAAACCGCTGACAACGTCGATCACTGTCACGGACGATAACACAGGCAAAGACGTTTTTATTGGACGTGTGCTGAAATGCCCTGACAGCATGGACGAGCAAGGTCTGATTTGTAAATCTGTCACCTGTGAGGGGCGTTTGGGCTGGCTATATGACAGCGTTCAGCCGTATGCGGAATACAAGGTGGTAGGCATTCGGACAGTGCTAGCGTCATTCATTTCCAAACACAATTCACAGGTCGGCGATGATAAACACATATCGGTCGGACAGGTCACTGTAACGGCTGAAAATAATTACACATATTCTGTCAATTGGATATCAACTATGGACGCTATATCTGAACAACTGGTTGGAAAATTCGGCGGTGAAATCCAGCTGAGAGACCAAGACGGAAAAGTGTACATAGACTATTTGGAGCATATCGGACACGGCACAGACACAAAAATAGAACTGGCGGTAAATCTCAAAACTATCAGCCGTGAAGTTGACGAAACGAGCGTTATTACACGGCTATATCCGCTAGGCGCAAAGCTGACCGACAGCGAGAAAAGGCTGACGATTGGCAGCGTAAACGGCGGTAAAGACTATATCGAAGATAGTGCGTTAGTCGCTAAGTATGGCGTAATCAGCGGTACACAAACGTGGGACGACGTAACGCAGGCGTCAATTTTGAAAACAAAAGCCACGGCATTCCTGAAAAATGCAAACAAAGCCAAGACACAGTACAAAATAACTGCGGTTGATTTGTCAACAATTGACATGAATTTTGAACAGTTTGAGCTAGGGTGCTGGTATCGTGTTGTCAACCCTCTTATGGGGATTGATGAAGATTTGCGCATAATCGGCATTACTATAAACCTTGACAGCCCTGAACAATCTGAGCTGACATTTGGTGACAAATTTGAAACCATGACAGGGTTCATGACAGCCAAAACCAAGAGCCTGCAGACCGCTATTGATAATAGCGAATTCAGAAATCGTCAGGTGATAGACAGTAAAATCGAGAATGCTACAAAGTTGATAACTGGCGCAGAGGGCGGACACGTTATTCTTGACCCGTCAGAAAAGCCAGAGCGCATTTTGATTATGGATACGGCTGATATAAATACCTGTAAGTCCTGCATTCAATTAAACAAAAATGGTTTAGGTTTTTGGAAATCATCCGACGGCGGGTCTGCAAAAGACGGACCGTACACAAATGCGTGGACTATCGACGGAAATTTGGTGGCTAGTTTTATAACCGCCCTGACCCTGACAGGGTTGAAAATCAACAACGGCAGCGGAACATTCAAGGTGGACGAGAACGGAAACGTGGTCGCTAACAAATTATCGTCGAAATCAGCAACTATCACAGGCGGAACGATAAATATAAAAACGTCTAGTCAAAATACCAGTGTTATCCAGCTATCCCATAACGAATGGACATTGAAGGTCAGTCCGCTGGAGATACGCATTGATAACAGCACAATAGGCGGTCATATCGTCCTGCAGGCTGGTGCTATGTCGGGCTATTGGAATGATGAATTAAAATTTTCACTAGATACAAACAGCGGTAACATATCAACGTACACGGACAGTGGCAAAAAAGTATTTACAGTTGATACCAATAACAGGGCGATGTATCTGTATAACGAAGATGAAAAAACCGCAGTGCAGTGCTACGGCAAAACAGGTGATATCATGTGTAACAGCGTTACCACAAAAAACCACACACTAGACTAGGAGGGATAAAATGGCAAATAATGTTGATTTGGCAGCGGCAATCGAAACTGTCCGAAACGCATTTTACGGTCGTGATGTTCGTCAGGCGTTGGTGGACGCACTGGCGGCAACGGAACAGGCAGTAAATGACCTAAACCAGAATAAAATCAAAAGTGGCACGATTGAATACACACTGGAAAAGGCGGCATCAAGCGTGCGAATACCGCTGAATTTGGATTTTACGCCAAAGCAGATATGCGTGTCGCTGAGGGATATCGGCACACCTAGCCCATTTCAGAACTACTGCACCCATGTGCAGGTGTACAAGGGCGCATATTTTGCAGTAATCTGCATGGGTCCTAGCAATGGCGCAACCACTGTCAATGTGCCTGCAGGAACGTACAGCATAGACTACATAGCAATCGTATAGGGGGTGCAAAACAATGGTAATCAGACTAGACGAAAATTATAACGCAATGACATCAACAGCCCTACTGGGTTATGTCGGTGAAACGAATGCTAGACCTGTGTCTGTTGAGGGCATGGAGATAGACGGCGCAGACCGCTATGTAATGGCAATAGACTACGGCGACGGTGTTCAGTACGAGGTCGATATCACAGGCGGACAGTGGACACCAACAGCTGATATACTGCGGTCAGCGCAGACAGTCAGCTGCCAGATAGCGGCGAAAAAATTAGCAGGCAATGAGTATATATTAGTTAAAAAATCACGCATATTCCGTCTGAGAATAGGTGCGGCTATAGGTGATAATGCCGTGCCGTCACCAAGTGTGGCAGCTGACGCACTAGACCGCATAGACGCCATAGGCAGGCAGACACACGCAGATATGCAAACCGCCGTCACCGCCGCAGAAACGGCAACTACAGCGGCTGAAAACGCTGAGAAATCAGCTACCACCGCAGGAGTATCAGCCGATACGGCAACGCAGGCGGCAAGCCGTGCTGAAACCGCAAAGACAGCCGCTGAAACCGCTGCACAGACAGCACAGGCGGTGGCTGACAGTCTGCCTGAGGACTACACAACAGCAGTCGGAAAGATAGCCGAAAACACGGCTGAGATAGCTAGCGTAAAGCTAACGGACAAGGAACTGCAAAGGCGTGTGGACGCACTGTTTGACATGGGTCAGGGTATCACGCACCAGTTTGAAACCGACAGCGAAACGGCATATCAGAAAGCAGTGCCTACGGGCGGTAAATTGATGTCGGTGAAAAATATTGGTGGTAGGTCAATCGTGTTTAATCAGGTGATACCTGACAGCATAATTCATGTCGCAATAACAATTGATGAAGATGTTGTCGAAGAAAAATGGCTGAAACAAATCGTTGCAGATACGTCACCTATTGCACAGGCAATCGGACATAAAGTGGTAGGAAAATGTATCAGGGATATAAACAATCCTAGCACCTATGTAACGGTACGTTTTGGAAACAACAATGTGAATTTGTCAAATGGTAGCGGATATTACACTAATACAGAAACTGGCATATATACACTACCATCAGGAGTAGGCAATCCACCACCACTGTATTTTCGTGCATTTGCAGGCGCAACCGCAGGCACATACAAATTTACACTGCAATTGTTTGACCTCACCCTCATGTTCGGGTCAGGAAACGAACCTAGCACAGTGGAAGAATTTGAGAAAATATTCTCTGCGGACTACTACCCATATAATGCTGGGGAGATAGTAAGCACTGGGGTGACAGAGGTCGCTGTGGGTGAAACCGCACACCTAATCCCCGAAGCTATCAAGGCACTGCCTGGCTACGGCTGGTCGGCAGGAACGGCACGAAATTATGTTGATTATGAAAATAAACGATACGTTCAATGTGTTGGCAGCGTAGATTTGGGAACGCTGAATTGGGGATTTAATACGACTTCCGGTGTTGGAAATCATTTCTATGCGTCCGTGAAACATCTCAATTTTAAATATTTAGGTGCGTTTGGAACAATCGTTTATAATATATTGTGCAGTAAATATGTGACAGTTGCGAGAAGTTCCAATGTATTTGTCGATAAAACACTCACGCTAGACGGAAGTAGTACCAGAGTTTCGCAAATTCAGGTCAAAGACACCACCTACACCGACGCAGCCGCATTTAAAAAGGCAATGCAGGGTGTAATTCTGTACTACGAACTAGAAACACCAATCGTCACCGATATTTCTGACCTGCTAACAGAGGATTTCCTGCGAAACGTCGAAGTCGAAGCAGGCGGTTCAATCACGTTCAAAAACAGTAATGGCGGCAGCTATCGCATACCTGTGCCGTCAGAAGAGGAATATATTGTCAAACTTTCAGAAGTAGGAGGTACAACATGACAGAGTTGCAGAAAAAGATGGTTGAGAAGTTAGGATTATCCCAAGAAGACTTCCAACCGAAGAAGGCTACAAAGGTTGATGAGTTGGAAGCACAGGTGCTATATACTGCGCTGATGACCGACACGCTAATCGAGGAGGACAAGGACAATGTATAGAAAAGTCAAACGTTTGTACGATTTATGGCTGTACACCGCTGAGCAGGTCAAGGATTTTGCTGACAGGGGCAAGATAACCCCTGAGCAGTATGAGGAAATCACTGGAGAAAAGTATGAAAGCGAGGTAGCAAAGTGAAATACATAATAATGCTGATGATCGTGATAGGGCTTGCGTTGGCTGATTTTGCCACTGGCTGGATAAAGGCATACTGCAAGGGTGACGTTCGGTCATCGAAAATGCGCAAGGGCGGTCTGAACAAGCTTGCGGAAATCGTTGTCATGGGCGTGGCAATCGGGTCTGAGATAGGTTTTGAACAGCTGGGTCACTACTACGGACATGACGAACTGGCAGGCATTGCAGGCACGATAACGGCACTAGCGGTTTTCGGCTATATTTTCGTCATGGAAATAGTTTCTATTTTAGAGAACTATGGTGAAATCAATCCGCAGGCGAGTTGGATAAACAAAATCGTGGCAAAATTTGGAGTTTTCAAGGATAAGGAGGACTAAACTATGGCAATGACATTTGACGAATTTGTGAAGAAATACAAGGGCAAGGGCATTAATTTCGATAAGTTGTACGGTGTACAGTGTTTTGACCTGGCTAATCAGTACAACAGAGATGTTGTCGGCTGCGGTATGTTCATCGGTCTGCACGCATACATGATTTACACAAATTTCGACAGTCAACCAGTAAAGAAATATTTTACCAAAATTGCGAATACGCCGTCATTTGTACCGAAAAAGGGTGACATCGTAGTATGGGGGAAATCTCTCAACGGCGAAGATGGTCACGTTGCCATAGCCACAGGTGAGGGCAACACAAAATATTTTTACAGCTATGACCAGAACTGGCTAGGCAGAAATGACCCATGCACACGTGTCTATCACAACTATAACCATGTTCTTGGCGTTCTGCGTCCGAAAAATCAGAGCGTTATCAATCCGCCTACACTGGAGACAAAAGGCTATAAAAAAGGCGCAAGCACAGACGGGTCATATGCCCTGAAACAGTTGCTAATCCTTGATGGCGCAAAGCTGGACGATAATGCAATCATCGGCAAGGGCACTGTCGGTGCTATCAACAGCCGCCTGAAAGGTTGGGGATATAGACCAAACGGCATAGCAGGAAAGAAATTCATCAAAAAATTAAGACAGAAAATCCAGAAATAGTCGCATAAATTTCGCATAAAATTCGCATAAATTTAGCCGTCAGAGCGTTTGCCCTGGCGGCTTTTTTATTGCGAATACACAGTTATTGCAGCACCTTGTGAATCGTGCTGATATCATTATCATCACGCTCAGCGTTGACGAAGATTGTATTCAGCCACTTCACCTGATAGCCGTTGTTGGTATGGTAGCCGTGAAAGTGCGCACGCCTGATGTGCGGTGCTTTCGGTGCGCTGTGACCTTGTGGGCTATGCTGATAACTAGCACTGCTTTCAGCTTGCCTATGCTTGCGCACGGCAATGCCAATGCGGTATCCTACATTGGCTATGGCTGATTTTTGGGGTTGCGCAGACGACTTCTGTGGATGTTGTGCGGTGGGTTTCTTTTGCACCTGACGTTTCGTAACAGGTGCAATTTCAGCGTTTACGGCTGATAGGTATACAATGAACTGCAATTTTTCGGCTATGTCGCATATCATTGCCTTAGTGCCTGCCTTATCTTTTTTTGCATAACTGCCCAGAATTTTATATATCAGTTCTTCAACTGTCATATCATACTGCAACTCTATAGCGATTGATTCCGAATAGTAGTCTTTTTCGGCATCGTCAAAAAAGTATTCTGTCATTGTCATTCGGTCGCCCTGCAAGTCGAAAAAGAACCCCACGCTATTTTTGTATTTTCGCTGGACGTAAAAACAGTTGCATGGCAATTGTTTGAAAACGTCTGCACTGATTTTCAAATCTGCTGTGCCTTGACCGCTGAGCAAATCTGCAAAATCATCATCAAATAGATACACTTGCCGTCCACTGTAGCACCAATTCACCATATTTTTTATGGCACCCAGCTTGTCTAAAAAATCGTCTGACATTATCGTTTGTTCGGTTAACTTGGCGGCTTCATCTAGGGTCTTCTTGCCAATTTTGATATAATCACGCATCAGCTGACCGCTGACATAGTCCACTATATCGGTATCGGTTGCGATATGCCCTATAGCTTTTATGGTTTCTGCATTGGCTGCTACTACTTTGTCCGGCAACAATTCGTATTTTTGTTTTGCCATGTTACTTCACCCTAATGTTGATTCGGTCGATATTTACATTTGTTGCTTCTATGCCGTGCTTTTTCAACTCTCGCTCAATCGTAACCGAATTTTTCGGGGTGGTAAGTCTTATCTGTCTGCAAACGTAGTGCTTCTCGCACTTTTCACCATAATTCTTTCCCTTGACAACTTCAAATTCGTCCGAAATGTCGTTATCGGTCAGCCCTAACCTCTCAACTAACGTCTTCCAATCTTCGGGGCTGATAGGGTTCAGGACTTTGACCTCCACGCCGTCACGTGGTGCCATTTTATAGATCCAATATACCTTCTTGTCGAACTCTGCGGCGCTTCGTGGAATATTGGCATTTCCACGTGGTATCAGATATTTTGATACATCATCAACTTTTGAAAAATCAATCATGCTCAGTTGATATGTGCGATTTTTGATTTTTACCAGCAAATAATTTCCCTCAGGGGTATACAGCCCGTCAACTATCAGTCGCTTTTCGCCGTTGATCTCCTCAAATTCAAAACTATCGGCTTCCAGTAAATCTTCGGGCTTGCAGTCCAGTGCCGTGCATAGACGTCCCAGCGTGCTTGCCTGGATAAAGTTTATATCCTGCGCACCGCTCTCCAGGCGGCAAATATAGCTTCTGACAGAACCTATTCTCTTTGCCAGCTCATCTTGTGTCATGCCTCTTTTTTCTCTCATGTTTTTCAAATTACTCATGTTATCAGTTCCTTTCAAATTTTATTTTGCTTTCCAGCCGACGCCCCTTTTTTTGTGGGGCGTTTCGTATCAATTTTCAGATACTCGTCAGGGCTGTTTTTATGCGATATGTTCAGCGCACATTCTTTCGGCAATTGCCTTTACGTTCTGCATGGTTGCTGGCTCACTCTCAAGATTTATGCGTGCGATGTTTTCATCGTCATAGGCGATGTACGAAAATCTGTCTGAAAATTCGTCGCACCATACATAACCTTTTGACATATCAACCATCAAAGCACCATATGATGAACGATAATATCCACCGCTGTTTGCTCTCTTGTAAGTTCCTACTGCTTTCTTAACGCCTGTGATTTTCATGATTTTGTACCTCCGAAAATTAATTTTTGATTTCAGGTCTCATCTCTTGCCTGTGATTATAGTATACCATGTTATCTAGTAAAAGTCAAGTAGTTAGATAACAAAAATATAGATAACATTGAATTTTGTAGGATTGCATAAATATAAGATTGATTTTTGTGCATATTTTCAGAGCAAAATTTCAGCGTGTGCAAAATTCGTGTCATATATCGTGTCATATATTTATTATTTTGGGTGGTATTTTATTATTTCTACGCATATTTTAGCATTTCAAGGCATAAAGAAAACCGCCTATCTACGCCATTTGACGCAAACAAGCGGTTTCGTACTGGTCGAGGTGACGGGACTTGAACCCACGGCCTCTGCGTCCCGAACGCAGCGCTCTACCAAACTGAGCCACACCTCGAAATACCACTGTAATATTATATCACACCCATCAAACCTTGTCAAGGCGTTTTTTTGTTTTGTATCCACTTTGCTTTTTTTACTGCGTTGACCTTTGGCGTATGACGAATTTATTGAAATCATTCTCATTGTAACTTATTTTCATTGACATACGCCTTGCGTTGTGATATTATATATATAAAGGTGTTCTCGTTTAAAAGTTTTTGTATGAGGTGATGAAATCGATGAATATGAAGAAAAGAATGTTGAGCATTGTCCTGTCTGGCGCAATGGCTGTTTCTACTGCTGTGTCTGCTGGATCGTTCAGTGCCTTTGCCGTGGCGCAATGTGTTGCGTATTCAGGCTCTAATGTGAATGATCAGGACTATGTGCAATGGTCTGACACAGTGAAATCTTACCTGACAGTGTGCGACAACGGCAATTATATGCGTGTCCAGTCAGGCGCTATCAAGGGCAAGCTCCTTGTGGAATATTACAGCTCTGATTTTGAACCGCTCAGCACTAAGCTTATCGACAATGAACTGCCGGTCTTTGGTGCTTTCTATGACTCCGGCAATAATTATTATGTCCTTAGCGGTCAGGAAAATCCGAAACAAAACGACTTCCTCGAGGTTTTCCGTATAACGAAGTATGATAAGAATTGGAACAAAATAAAGTCCTGCGGTCTGTATGGAGCTAACACTACAGTTCCATTCGATGCAGGCTCGGCAAGAATGACCCATAGCGGTGACCACCTGCTTGTGAGAACCTGTCACAAAATGTATAAATCAAGCGACGGCAATAATCATCAGGCTAATGTTACCATTGAAGTGGATATGCCTTCAATGACTATCACTGATTCGTATACCGGCATCATGAACGTTGATTATGGCTATGTTAGCCACTCCTTCAATCAGTTTATAAAAACCGACGGCAACCATATAGTCGCCCTCGACCATGGTGACGCTCATCCACGTTCTGCCGTTCTGGTGAAGTATAATTCTGATTTTACTACAGGCAAATTCTTCCCAAGCTATTTTGAACAGGTCAGCAATATCGACGTTGTAACATACCCTGAATATACCGCCGGTCACTATAACTATACAGGTGCGGCTATAGGCGGCTTTGATGTGTCATCATCAAGCTATATCGTGGCACAGAGTACAGTTGACCTTGATTATATCAATACGTCAGAAACACGAAACGTCTACGTTTCCGCTGTTTCAAAGGACCTTTCCACAAACAAGCTCAATAAGATAACTTCTTATGCAGAGGGTACAGCTTCAGCTTCTGCTCCACAGCTTGTGAAGATAAATAATAACAGCTTTTTGCTATTGTGGGCCAGAGATACAAAGGTAAGCTGTGCGAAGCTAAACGCTGACGGCACAGTAAACGGCAGTATACACACCTTTGAGGGAAGCCTTTCAGATTGCCAGCCTGTTATCAAAAACGGCAGAGCAGTTTGGTATGTTTACGATAAAAATAACGTGACATTCAACTCCCTGAACCTTTCAAATCTTGACGATATAAAGACGGTTGACGTCAAAACAGGTCATGACTACGAAACAAAGTACGCATCAAAAACTGACGGCACTGTAACACAGACCTGCAAGTCTTGCGGTTATGTGAATAAGTTCACAGTTCCGACCTCTACCACTGTTTATTGGCGCACAGACCTTTCGAATACGTCCTTTTCAAGCGTATTGAGCAAAACTCAGTTCAGTGTGGGCGACAGCATTGATTTCTGGCTTTATGACGATACAGACTACACAGTTGAATTTTCTGATCGCAGCATGGTAAGTGTAAATAAGCTTGAAAACTATGCTAATGATATCAGACGTATCACATTCAAAAACGGCGGTTCACTCACTGTAAAAATTTATCCTACATACAATCCGTCTGTAGCAAAGACATACAAATTCACCTGCGGATGCACGAGCCACACATATGGCAGTGCTGTTATCACAAAACAGCCGACCTGCACATCAGAGGGTACAAAAACAAAAACTTGTACACAGTGCGGAGCAACAGTAACAGAAACAATTGCAAAGCTTTCCCACAGCTACACAACCACGGTTGTTGCACCTACTTGCACTGCTAACGGCTACACTCTCCACAAGTGTTCTGTTTGCGGTACTTCATACAAGGACAGCACAACTAAGGCAACAGGTCACAGCTACGGAAATTCTGTTGTAACAAAACAACCAACTTGCACATCAGAGGGTACTGCTATAAAGACTTGCACAAAGTGCAATGCGACAGTAACAGAAACAATTGCAAAGCTTTCCCACAGCTACACAGCCACAGTTGTTGCACCTACTTGCACTACTGACGGCTACACACTCCACAAGTGTTCTGTTTGCGGTACTTCATACAAGGACAACACAACAAAAGCAACAGGTCACAGCTACGGAAATTCTGTTGTAACAAAACAGCCGACCTGCACATCAGAGGGTACTGCTATAAAGACTTGCACAAAGTGCAATGCGACAGTTACAGAAAAGCTTCCTGCAAAGGGTCACACTGCAGTTACCGATAAGGGCTACCCTGCTACTTGCACCACCGCAGGCAAAACAGACGGCTCACATTGCTCAGTTTGCAATACTGTTATCAAGGTTCAGGCAGTGATATATGCCACAGGTCACAAGTCAAGCGGTTGGATAGTTGACAAGGCGGCTTCTATCGGAGTTAAAGGCTCAAAACACAAGGAATGTACAGTCTGCAAGAAAGTTCTTGAAACGGCTGAGATCCCTGCACTTTCAAGAATTAGCATTTCAAAGGCAAGCGTGACACTTTCCACTTCGACCTACGCATATGACGGCAAAGCAAAGAAGCCTGGTGTAACGGTCAAGCTAAACGGCAAAACTTTGAAGAATGGTACAGATTACACAGTTTCTTATTCAAACAACACCAAGGTAGGCACAGCAAAGGTCACTATCACAGGCAAGGGCAATTACACAGGCTTAGTTTCTAAGACCTACAGTATCAAAAATAACTTCAAGAAAGCCACAGTTTCGGGCATTTCCACAAAGGCTTTCACTGGCAAGAACATCACTCAGAGCATTACTGTTAAATACAATGGCAAAACGCTGAAAAATGGCACTGACTATACAGTTTCCTACTCAAACAACAAGAATATAGGTACTGCCACTGTAAAAATCACAGGAAAAGGCTCTTACACAGGCACTATCACAAAGACGTTCAAGATAAATCCTGCCAAGCAGGAGATACAGAAGCTCACGGCAAAGAGTAAGGCATTCTTTGTGGACTGGGCGCAGAAAGGCTCGGCTACTGGATATGAAATTCAGTACGCTACCAACTCAAAGTTCACAAGTGCAAAGAAAGTTACCATAACAAACAATAAGACCGACACCAAGACTATTTCAAAGCTTTCAGGCAAAAAGAAATATTACGTTCGTGTTCGTTCGTACACAACTGTAAAGGGTACTAAGTATTATGGTGCTTGGTCGGCTTCAAAGAGTGTTACTACTAAGAAATAATTTTATATGAGAACAGCGTATCGCAGGGGGCTGCGGTACGCTGTTTTATTTTTACTTTGATATTGCAGTTCGAGGCCTCAAAAATTATTCTTTCCCTAGTCTTTCAGAAACTTCAAGCACCAATCGCTGGTCTTTTTCCGAAAGTTTCGACCCTGCACCTAATTCCGCCTTACTTTGGGTAGGACGGATTTTTTTGTTCCCAGTGAGATAGAATTGCGTTATGATAAATTTTGAAATCACTCGCCGTGACTGGCATTTTATGTACTCATGTCCCTTGTGCATATGTGCTAAGCCCGCAAGATCGCAATTGTATGTAATGTCAAAAAGGTGCAGATAGTCTTGACAAAAGGCTTGACGTCTGTTAAACTTATACTAAGCAAAGACAGGGGACGGCACCCATAGAAAATAACAGCGTCGGAGCTAAACGCAAGCCTGTGTAATGCAGGCACTAATTTAATATAGCTGTGCAAGGGGGAGATACCCATAGAAAAAAACGTTATTGTTACAGACATAAACGGAAAACGAATCGGAGCCACCTATCCCAAAAGGGCAAAGGGGCTTGTTAAGAACGGTCGGGCAGAGTATGCAAACGGCTGTGAAAAATGTACTATAAGAATATTGGATACTCATAAGCCGACCGTTGATAATACGGAGGTAAATAATATGAGTAAAGTAATTGATTTTGACCCTAGAGATTTTAAGGCTGATAAGTCCTGCGAAAACAATGTCATCGCTAAATATTTTGTGACGGATAAGGACGGCAAAAATGCTATCGCCTATTCTATTGGAAACTGGAGTTGGGACTGGACGCAGATATGCTGTGACAAAAAGCTTGAGAAAAATACAGACTATGTGTTCAGATTTGTGGTAGTTGGCGGCTATTGCAGTACATGGAACGAAACTTCCCGTTTCGAGATAGTGCCTATGCCTGACGGCTGCATGACCGATGAAGCTAACGAAAACAGATACACATATGATCTGGCTCAGAACAGATATAAGCCTGTTCTATGCAAAAAGACCGACGAGGGTATGCTGAGATTGTTTGAGATACCTTTCAGCACTTTTGATTGCGAGGATTTCAGGTTTGTATTCATTGCTATGCACGCTGTTGCGACGCTTTATGCGCCAAAAGAGCTTTCAGCATATGCAGACCTTGAGGATACGAATTTCGACCAACTGCGTGAGGAGAGCAACAACAAAAACGACGAGGACAGTTCCGCAAACGTGATGATGGACTTCACAGGCGCTCACGTCACACGCTCAACTATCACCGATCTGCTTACAATGGCTCGTTTAAGCAAAAGTGAGAATGTTTGTATTGATTTTACAGGTGCTATCATAGAGGACGATAAACCGAACGATATTCAGCCTGATACAGATGATACCGAGTCTGACGATACCGCCGTTGAGCTTCTGGACGTTACAGACAACTGA